TTAGGACATGGATTCCACTAACCCGTCATTCGGGTTAGGCAATTTAGTATGGAATGAATGCTCTGATTTGGCCATAGCAGTGCGGCTCAAGAGCTTCAAATTCGCTGCTTTTGTGTACCTTTCGATCTCTTTGATATCCCTGTGACCGGTGATCGACATGATCTCCAAGGCCGTGCAACCTGATTCGGCAAGGCGTCTACATGCAGCTTTTCGCAGGCCATGAGGCGAAGAATTCGACGGCAGACCTGCTTCCTTTGCGGCGTCTCGGATCCAGTTTGTGAAAGATTTCTCCGATCTCGCACGGCCATAGATTGTGGAAATGAAGGTCTCTCTTCCTTGTGGCAGATCGAAAATGAACGCGAGGTCAATATGGAGCGGGATGTGGAGCTCGACGATCTCTTGCGACTTCCTCGTTGAAATCACGAAGGCGTCATCAACGATGTGGTTCCACCCGAGGCGGACAGCATCAGATCGGCGCAGGCCAGTATGAAGCAGGACTTCCATAGCGATACGCTCCGGAGTGCCTTCTTTCCATTTCGTGCGATAGGCGTTGATGTCCGCCTCCGTCCAACTGCGATAGCCCTTCGACTTCGTTTTGATCCGCTTGGCTTCCTTCGCGGGGTTAACCTGGATCGTGCCGACAGACTTGGCATACTCAAAGACAGAGGACAGGCGCTTGCGAAGGATGTTCGCAGCCGCCGGCGTGTCTGCCTTCTGGTCTATCAGACCGTTGATATGCTTTGTCTGAATGCCAGCAATCGGAGCGTGGCCGTGTACCTTCGCGAACGCATCGAGGATGCGGCGATAGACTTGCTTGCTCGAGTCTGCCAGTTGGGCGAACTCGGCTGACTTGTAGTAACCCTGTATCGCAGCGCCCATCGATCCGGCAGCCGGTGGCTTCCCGGCAGATACCGGTTCAGCCGCCTTGGCCTTATGGTATGCCGTCCAGAACTCTTCGGAAAACAGAGGGCCAGGTAAAGCCTGCTGCGGCTTTCCCGGCTCTCTGTAGTAGATGCGCTGCTTTCCGTGTCGGTCGTGATAGACGTTCACATACTTGGGTTTTCGAAGCCGCAAACCTTGTCCCAATAGCCTGATCCATCGTTGTCGTTTGCCGCAGTATATGTCGGCTTGGCGAAAAGGGAATCCAGATCCTGCCGGTCCCAGATCATGACGCCGAACATATCGCGAGGAGCGGGAATCCGCCCCTCCTTCCTCATCCGATCAAACAAGGTCGGGCTGATGCCGATGTATCGCGACGCATCTTCACGACGAAGGCCACGAGGCACGAAATCGACCTTAACCGAGGACACGCAGCGCCTCCTCCTGCTCGACGCTCAGTGTACGCGCCAGGCCGTCTACAGCCTCGTTATCGTTTGCCCACTCGTGGACACTGAAGGTAGCCGGAACCACGCGACGCTCGATCGGCTGGGGCTTTTCAGAAATCCGGCGCTTCGCATTGGCGGCTGCCTGCTCTTTTTCGGACACCTCTTCCGGGATTTCGCCGCCCATCCTGGCATACATGTCGCGCAGCTTGTCCGTCAGATCGCGAGCGAATTCGCCGCGATGATACCACTGGATGATAGGCTTCTCTGTTTGGCGTGCGCCGGAAGGAGCATGGGCGACAAACCCACGATCTGGCGACCACACGAGGCGAACGTCGTGCAGGGTCATGTGGAGTTCCGGAATGTAGACTTCGGCCAGCGCCAAGGTCCGATAGACGCGGGTGCCGTCGTCGTTAAAGAACAGCCGCATTCCGCGGATTGCAGTTTTGAAGGTCATGATGCGACTCCTGTCTCGCAGAGGATGTTGACGAAGCTCTTTCGCTCGTCTGGCTCAATTGATCTGATGTTCATGAGTTCTCCGGTGCGGCCGTTCTTGGCCCGCCACGCGGAGCTTGTGAGGGTGGCAACGTCTGGCTGCCACCTGATTGTTGCTGCGATCGTCTGCTTGCCCGCCAGGCGGCCCGCGATGACCGTTTCCGAGCCTCGCAGGATCTGAATGCGAGCGGGTGCACTCCAGACCGTGGCGAAGGGACCGGTAACGACATTGCCGTACCCATCGTCCTCTTCGGTTCTCGTCTGGAACTCGATCACCTCACGTAAATCGCCCGCGCCCGTCATGCTGCGCTATCCAGTTTGGAGCGGTTATCGTTCGCGCCGATGAGCCCCATGTTGAGCGGCTGAACGAACTCGTCTCCGCCGTCGATCTTGCTCATGTTCTCGAAACCACGGATCTCGTTCGCAGACAGCCACCCGCCTTCGCGACCGACGCGATATGCGCCGTAGCGGGCCGCCAGATCGCCGCGTGTGAGTGCGTTCAAGTCGTGCTCGATGAAGAGCGTCTTGCGCGCGTCTGGCGAAAGCAGCTGGATTGTCATGGCCATCTCGACGCGCTTTGCCCACGGTGCCAAGCAGCGCATAACAAGAGCTCGGCTTTCCTCGCCGATGTTGCTGTATGTCGCGTCATCGGTGATGCCTGCAACGGAAGGCGGAACGCCAAACACGCGGCAGATATCAAGGTTCGAGAGTTTGCGGCTATCAAGAAACTCCGAGTCCTTGCTGTTAAACTGGAACGTCTCGAACTTCGCGCCCCCATCGAGGACTAAGACTTCATTGGCCTTCAGTGCGCCGACGAAGCGTTCCTTGAACTTAGCAATAACGCCTTCCTTGCCACCTGCCCCCAGCTTATCAGGGAATACGAGGGCGCCCGCTGGCCGGAACGCATTTTCAGCGGCCGCGCCAGCCTGATCCTGTTGCGCAAGTGCGAGCCCGAAAGCGGCAGCTGCGATCTGGATAGGTGACTGGCCGAGAATGCCGTCTTTCGTGCGGTAGCGAATGTGCAGCACTTCATCCTGCAGGAGGACTTCATTGCTGCCATCAGCCTTGGCGCACTTATACCGCAGTCGGCCGGTGCTCAGCTTCTCAACAGTAACGGAGCCTGCCACGAGAGGGGAAAGCCCAACTACCTGGCCGCGCCCGTTGCGCTCGATCTTGGCGTAACCGTTGCCGTAGGTCAGCGCCGACGCCAGAAGCCATTCACGCGCCTCAAAAGCGGTCAGGGTTGGCGAGGACTGATCGTGAAGCACACCATAGAGCGGATAGTCGGTTGCCTTCTCCCGCCCGCCGTCGTCGGTCTTGCGATACACGGCAAGCGGAACACTTGCGAGGTTCTCAGCGATTACGGAGATGCATCGATGTGCAACGGCATGACCGCTTGCCTTCTCGATGTCAGCGCGTGCGGTCCAACGTGCGCCAAGGAATTCGCCGAGAAGCGGATCACTCGTTGCGATGCGCTTCTCCTGTCGATCAAACGGCCACATTCAGCGCCTCCATCTCAAGCAGAGCAATACGGCGATCGGCGTCTGTACGCTGCTGGCGAGAACGGGCTTGAATGGACGTACCACCATAAGCCGGGAAGCTCTGCACAACGCTGATTTCATGTAGCGTCACGTTCCGCAGTGTGCGCTTGTCGCCGCGCCATTCGTCGCCGCCCTCTGGCACAGTGAAGCCGAACGACATGCCGCCCAGGTCTCCCCTCGTGGCCATCGCGAGGATATCGCGGCCGAGCGAGGTGTCAGGGAGATCGATCGAGAACTTCAGGCCGTGCCCATCCTCAGACAGGCTAAGCGTGCCATTCTTCGAACGCGCCAGGACTTTGCCAGTGTCGTGGTCCACGAGGGCGAGAATGTCAGGGCTGGATCGCAGGGACGCGGCGAAAGCGCCCGGTGCGACAGTCTCATTAAAATCGAGGATCCGCGTTTCCGTGTTGAACGTAGCGGCGTAGCCGGTCAGCTTTCGGCCTTCAGTACGAACTTCTGTCGCGATACGCTTTTCGATGGTCATAGAGCTTGCTCCCGGAATGGCTGCAGCAACGCGTTCACGCCGAACGGCATGGCAGCGATACCGGCCGCTGTGACGGCTTCACGGTTGTTGTAGAAGTGGCCCACAATGAGCAGAATGGCATGCTTGACGGCGGGTTGAATGGGAGTGGCAAACGCCACCCCCACCGAAGACACATAGTCTTCTGCCGCCCCAATGATGCCGTCGATGTAGGCGTCATCCGCCGCGAACGATACGCGGAGATGCGCCTTGGCTTCAGCGAGGTCGACGACGGCCATGTTAGGCGACGCCCTTCCATGCGAAGGCTTCCGGATGACGGAGGTCAATGTCCGCATCGAGGAAGGCGTGCAGCCACAGACCGCCCTTGGAGGCGTCCTTGTACGGGTTGGCAAGCAGGTCGATTCCAGACCAGTATGCTAGGATCAGGTTGCTCCAAACGCCGTAAATGAACGGGTGCTCGGTCGCGACAACGGGAACGTTGTTCGATACGACGTTCTGTTCGCCGTGCAGCGTGGTAGAGACCGGAACCGGAGTGTTGGTGCCGCCTTCCTTCAGCTTGCGCAGGATGTTCTGCACGTAGCTGTCGAACAGGAAGCCGCCCGAACCATCAACGTTGTCCGCCTGGATATCGGCGATCAGGTCCGCCGCGATGTCAGAGTATGCCGTCGAAGCCGTGGCCGATTCCGTGACCTGCGTAGTTACGCCCGAAGGCTGGTTCGACGCGCCAGTGCCGGCGATAGCGGCCTTGTCGAGCGCCTGGCCAAGCACGAAGGAAAGGTCGTTACGCAGGACGTTCTCGAGCGCAACGCTGTTCTGAAGCACCAGGCGGCGCGACAGGTACATTTCACCAGAGACCGTCTTCGGCGACAGGCTGATCTTGTCGAAGGTTGCGTCCGAGGCCGTAGTAGCGCCGTCTTCAGCGACCCAATAGGCCGAAGGACCGCCGGTCAGACGAGGCAGGTCGAGGTTGCCGGTAAGGCCCGATAGAACGGTTGCGCCGAGACGCTGGACTGCCAGTGCCGGACGCAGGCGATCGATCATGCCGCCGAGGTTAGTGGCAACGGTCGAGCTGGCCGAGGTGGTGGTCATTGCGCGCTGCTCGCCAAGGATAAGCGAAGTCGGGACCATGACGCCGCGGACCTCGCGACCCTTGGACAGTTCGTCGTGCACTTCACGCTCGCGACCGGACAGGCGTTCCTGACCTTCGCGCAGAGCCTTAGAAACCGAGAACTCGCGCGTTTCGGCCTCGAAGCGCTGATCCGGAGTAGATTCCGACACGCGCTCGAACTCAGCCAGCTTGGCTGCCCGAGCGATCTGGCCGTCGATAGCGCGGACTTCGCCTTCCAGTTTGTCGAACGCTTCCGGGTTGTTGACAACACCCTTGAGTTCTGCGATTTTCGCGGCGCGCTGTTCTTGAAGATGATGGATGTTCATTTTCGTCCTTTCGAGACAGTTTGAAAATGGGGTTGGCGTCGTTTCCTAGGCGTGTGCCTTCCCCGGCTTTTTCTGCAGGTCGACCTGCAGTTTCCCGCATTGCTGCGGAAACGCGAAAAGCCCGGCCGCTAGAGAGCGCCAGGCCAAAAACTTCTAGATTGTATTCCCCCAATAGGCAGCGGCCAAACTGGCGCCTTCCCTACTTTGCGCTTTCGCGCTTTTCCCTCAGAGCCGCTCTTTCGGCTGCTTTTGGCGTTTTTCCCGCCGCTAAAGAATCAGAACAATTTCTGATCTGACAATAGGATAGCAAATCAATATGGCGTTTTTAAGGAAAGCGCTTGACTTTCTCCAAAAACTGTGATCGGCGAACCTGAATAGTATATAGTCTTTTCGATCTGAAAACGCCAAGTGGTGAATCTAAAAAAAATCACCGGCCGGCGCGCCCTAGTGTGTGAAGGGGTGGTGATCGCGCCGGCCATAGGTGACTTGGAGCCCCTGGCTGGAATCGAACCAGCGTAATCCGCTACCGTTGTCGGGATAGAAGGCCCGCACGGTTACAGGGGCGAAACTTAGGCTGCGTGCGATCCGAGATGGTTCTGCAGCGCCCCATGAAATTTCTCGTGCAACAGCTCCGCCCGGTTTTCTGCGTCGTACACAAGATAGACCATGGCGTCGGCGCTCTCCCTGTCCAGGCGGTCCAGAGAGAGAAGGTGATGAAGCTCGCTCTCGATGAATGAGCGCACGACACGAGCTGAATTCAGCATGTCGCAGACCTCTCCTTGGAGGTCATTGATAGTCAGCTTCTTGTTAACCGTGTCTCGCTTCATTTCTGGTCACCTCGTTGCTTTCCGATGTTCAACGTCTTATAACGATGTTTAACAACGGTCAACAACAATGTTCAACATTGTTTAACATTTCTGTGGGGCAAAGATGGTACGGGCTGCGAGCATTGGAATTCGGTTGTCGCCAGAAGTCAGGGCCGCTCTCGAAGAGGCAGCGAAAGCTGACAGGAGATCGATGTCGGCATACGTCGAGTATCTCATCATCCTCGACCTGAAGCAGAAGGGCTTCCTGAAGGAAGTGTGATCCACGAGGGGGAAGATGGTAGTCGTCAAAAACCACCATCCCCATACCTAGTCATTTTCAGCGCAATCAGGTCATGCGCTATGTGACGCTATGAGACGCATGCAGCCCCTTATTGCAAGATTATGCTTGATTGAGTCCGTACTCGCGTGCTCATGCCCCGAGATCCTTTAGGCTGAAGTTCGGGTCTTCCCATGGCGACGCGCCGGGCGCGGGTTCTTCCGCCGCACGCGCTTCGACGGCAGCGATGGCGCCCTGTATGGCGCTCAACTGGGTAATCAACTCGTCTGTCTCCCCACGTTCAAGCATCTTAGTGATTGCGAGAAAACGCCGGTATTTAAGGCGCGTAAGCAGTTCGTTCGGTTCCATCATTCTCTCCCGTTAGGCTGCCAGCAAACAAGCTGGCAGGGTTTCTTCCTCGTGGTTCTGTGCAGTTTTCAGAGCCATGGCGAGCGCCACGAGTCCGTCAATGCGCCCTGCAGCTTTGCTCTTGTCAAGCTTGCGCGCTCCGGCCGGATCGACAGTGACGACAGCGTTTGCCGCACACATGCGCATCAGCTGATTTCCGGCATGGTTCAGCTTCTGTTGAGCGACCGTAACCTCTAGAACGTCAACGGCGGGGCTCATGTCCTTGTACCCCTGCCCGAACGGAACAAGAGGCAGATCGACCGACAGCTTCTCGAGCTCTCGCTTCAAGTCCTCAATGCGCCAGCGGTCGAAAGCGATCTCCTTGATATCGAAACGCGCTGCCTCGTCGGCGATGTATTCCGCCACTAAGCTAGGATCGATCACTTTGCCGGGAAGCAAGGTTAGCCTGGCGTCCGCTTGCTTTGCCCAAACGTTGTAAGGAATTCGGTCGCTGTCGCTCTTCCCCTCGATATCGAATTCCGGAAGGAAGAACCGCGGCAGGACCGTGTAGCGGCCATCCTCTTCAGGGAACACTAGGACGAACGCTGTAAGGTCACGTGCAGCTGACAAATCCAGAGCCCCAAAACATTCTCGCCCTTCAAGTTCCTTGTCGTCGATCGGCGCCAAGTTGCAGTCGTTCCACTCTCTGGCCGCGATGAAGCGCACAGTGCCGTCAATCCGTTGGTTCAATACCTTGTTGCGGAAGTCGGCTTCCTTCGACGGGATGCGCTGCGCCTGCATGGCCATGCGCTCGACCTGCTCATATGACAGGAAGTCGCCGAGGGCCGGGTTTGCCTTCTCCCACGTTGATGGATCCCACGGATCGTCATCCATGCTGGCCGAGAACATAGCCAGGTGGAAGGATTCGTCCTCGATCTCGCCGTCTTTGATCTTGAGACCGTAGTCGATCATTTCGGAGAAAAAGTGGCTGTCGTCTTTAGCCTGCGTCGAGATGGCAACGATCAGCGGCTCGTCACGTGCGCCGAGGGCGGAGTCCATGGCGTCGAACAGGTCACGTTTCGGCCAATAGCCGATTTCATCGCAGAGGACGAAGGAAGGGGACAGGCCGAGCTTGCTATCAGCGTCGGCGGAAAGCGCCTTCAGGACCGATCCTTTGCCCTGTCCCTCCAGCACTTCGATTTCCTTGCTGAAGCGGATGATATTCACCCGCTGGGAAAGCTCAGCGTGCGCTTCCAACATTGCCCTGCACTCTGCCCACGCCTTCGCGGCCTGCGCTTTATCCATCGCACAAAAATAGATCTCACCGCGCTCTTCGGCTTCTGGTCCCACGAGGAAGCAGCAGGCGAGAGCGGCCGAGATTCCGGTTTTTCCGTTCTTACGGCCCATCGAGAGCGCGGCCGTGCGGACACGTCGCTTACCCTCATCATCTTCCGTAAAGATTGGCTCGAGGAACTGCTCGATCTGCCAGTCTCGCAACTGCATCTTCGTGCCGGCGAGCTTCCCCTGGGTGACTGGCATATCCTGCATGAAGGCGATGACACGCTCAAGCCGAGACAGCCCTTCAGCCTCCCACGGAAGCTCCTTGCGCAGCTTAGTGCCGCTCAGAATGCCCTTGGATTTGGGCTTTGCGCCTGGTCCCCTTAGACCCATTGTTCAGCCTCCCGGTTAGGCAAAATCAAAACTAAGTCTTTATTCGTGCCCATCGCCGGTTCCACGCCGTCGATCGACCGTCCTGCGAAGGCAACCCGCTCCCAGCCTTCGCCGTCGAGCGGGTTGCCATCCACGTCAAAGCCCTTGATTGCCCGCCTGAAGCCCGATGCATTAGGGTGATCCACTGCGTTCGTCTTCGCATTGTGGCATGGCTCGCACATGGACATGAGGCCAGACAGAGGCGGGAACGGATCTCCGCCCTTGGCTATCGCGAGGATGTGGTCAACGACGTTGGCAGGCTCGACTACCTCCCGGCGAATGCAGGCTTCGCAGAGAGGCTGGCTTGAGAGCTTGGCGGCGCGCAGTCCGCGCCACTGTGATGTTCCATACGGCCAAGCGGTCATGCTTCACCTGCTTTCATGCGGGCGTACATGTTGCCGAGATCGCCGATAGTAGCACCATCACTACTATCGCTACTTTCACTACTTTCCCCAATCTCACCCTCATCCAAACTAGCGTTAGTAGGGATAGTAGTTGATGGTATGCTAGGGCTGTTGGCTGCATGGGCGTTGCGGACCAAAGTAGCGATAGTAGCGATAGTAGAGGTAGCTACTACTTTGCTCTTATCGGCCAGTTCCCACTGTCCACGCCCTACCTTCCGAACGGTGCCCTTCTTCTCCAGAGCGGCCAGCTTCTGGCTGACGGTCACGCGGTCGATGTCGGTTGCAGCTGATATCAGGGTCGGGCTCATAGGCTCATCAGTGTCCCGGAGCGTCCGAAGGATCATGTTTGCGGTATCGCCCATGTTCATGTCACGAACCGGCGCGTCTGCATCCACGGTCCATGTGCAGGTTTCCGGCTGAAGCTGGATAGCCTTGTCGAATTCCATGAAGTCACGGCCGCGACCGTATAGGCCGATGGTGCCGGCTTCATCTGGGGCTAGGATCAATGTGCCGTCAGCTGCTCCCGAGATACCCCCGGTGCCGCTCACACGGTCGAACGGATCGATGGCATTGGCCGAGCCCTTGTTGGTGTGATGCACGATCACAATTGCCACCTTGTACCGGTTGGCCAGTTCGGTCAGCGGGCGGATATCGGCATAATCCTGATCGTAAGGGTTCGTCTTCGCGCTCCTCGTGGCCCTGAACATCTTCAACACGTCGACAATGACCATTGAGGCTTTCGGGTGCTGCTGTAGCCATTCCTCGATTGCGCCGAGGCCACCCTTGTCAGCCAGAGGGATTTCCGTCTGAAGGTCGAAGCCATCAGGGATATCATCAATGCATCCCTGCGCTTGCATCATGAGACGCGATTGCAGGCGCGCAAAGCCGTCTTCCAGCGCGAGATAGAGCACGTCGCCTTGTTCGGTTGGCGCGCCAAGGAAATCGCTACCAGAGGCCACGGCTGTGGCTGCCTGCAGCACGAACCACGACTTGCCCACCTTCGGTGCGCCCACGAGGATGATGCAGCCGGCGGGAATGATACCTTTGATGATCTCACGCTTAGGCGGGAAGTGCATCTTCATCAGTTCGCGTGCGCTTAGGCGCTTCGGCTCGGAAACATTCTCATGCGGAATGTTTCCTTGATGCTTCTCGCAATACTCAAGAAGCTCGGCCTTGCCGTTGCCCATGTCGAGGAAGTCGGAAACGTCGCCCTTTTCGGCAAGCGTGGGGAAATGGACCGATCGAACGGAAGCGGCTATCGCCCGCAGCGCCTCCTCAACCTGTGACGCGTGGTCACGGCCTGGCTGGTCGTTGTCGGCGAGAATGATTACCCGCTTGCCAGCAAACCACTTGCTCAACTCAGGTCGCCACTTGCCAGCGCCTTCCGGTGCCGTGGTGGCCACGAGACCGAGATCGGCCAGCCTGTCGCAATCCTTCTCGCCTTCGCAGATAAATACGTCTTGAGCGACGACGACTTCAGGCAGGCGATACGGGATGCGGACCTGTTGCGCGCCCCTTACCCACTCCATGCCGTTCCAGCTGTGCTGATAGAACGCCTTGCCGGTCGGCTTATGCACCTTCGTAACACGTAGGTAGGGCTGGCCGTGCTCATCACGATACACGAACTGCGGATCTGTCGGACGATCAGCTCGAGGTGTCGGCTTCCATTCAGGCAGGCCAGCAAGGCGGCGCACGTGGTCGCGGCATTGTGCAGCGTCATCACCTGCGAACGAATTCACCACGAAACCGTCAGGGTTGCTGGCATCATTCATCACGGACAACGAGCGGTCATCTTTGCCGTGACCGGGACCGGGAATGCAGACCTTGTTGCCAGAGGTGTCCATGTCGGCGAAGCGCTTTCCGCCAACTGCGTCGAAAACAGCTTTCGCAATGCTCAT